CAGTTTTGCCGCGCTTTCCTTCCTCTCTGGACGGGTATTCCCAATGAATCGGGTCCTCCCACTTGCCGTCAACGTCGATCGGTACCTTGAACCGCGTTGGGACTTCTGCCAAATAGGTGTAGATTATACATCCTTGACAGTTATCTTTCTTGCGATGCAAGTAAGCCGGCGGATAGGCGCACTTCACTCCTTCGGAATCACCAGCTTGCCACGGAATTGGGCGGTACTTTACCCAACTCAATAGCAGCTCAATGACCCTAGGAAGCAAAACGCCCGTCCTTACCGACCACCGTGTCAAACGGTTGATCGTAGAGTAAATGTTCGCTGCACCCTTGAGGGACTTGACGTACACGCCACGAATATCATGGCCGCGCAGATAGTCTCCCCCGCAAGATTCACGAAAGTAGCCAGCCGCGAACGACTTTTCAGTGTTCACGAGGAAGCCAAACATTTCAAGACAGCGGGCGACAAAATGATACGCATCAGTTTTAATGATGATGTCATCGCCGAAGACTGCCCAATTTGTAGGCCCATCCTTGTTACGCCTTGGCTTAATGCCCAAGACGCGATAGCATGCTACCACAAGAGAGCTGAATATAAGTGTCTGCAATGGGAACGTAAAAGCATTTCCCATGCTTGACACCATGTGTAGCTCCAGCTGCTCACCGTTCGGAAGTTCGGTGAGAGGGCTGCGTGAAAGAACCAACCACCTCAGTATTTCAGGTGGTAGAATTTCTCCTAGCAATTTAAGCGACACACTGTCTGACGCACTTGATAGGTCAATGGTCGAATAACCACCACTGATACTACCAGTCTGCGCCAGCCGTCTATTGAGCTCGGGCTGATGAGATAGATTGATTCCAAATTTCCTCACCAACACGTTCTCTAAAACGGCACCAACACCTTTCTGAACAAACATGTTCAAGACAGGCTCGGTACAGATACTCCTACTAATCTCTTTAGTTTTAGGGACGTAGGATAAACGGTTGCCTGGCACCACGCGGCAAGCCCCATAATTGTGGTACCTCTGCATTTCTGCAGAGACCCACGTGGGGTTTGATCGAATGGCCTGTCGGTATAAACCGTAGAGCTCGCTAGATGTACTGCTGAGGCTGCTGTCAAAGAGCTTCGTATAGAAGTTATAACAAGCAACATCTACGCTAGCACCTGGACCAGTGATTCCACCCTCCAGAAAATCGGAGAAAGTGTAGTTGTGGTCAGGACCGCTGAAGAAACAAGACTCAATAAGGCTTTTGACCTCACCAATGACCTGTTCCTCCTGTGTCGTATTTGCTTCCAGGTTGAACGTCCGGCACCTTGAGTTAGCAGTAACAAATAGCTCAAGGCACTTTTCGTCGGCATCTGGTGCCTTCTCATCTTGGAATTTCTTCCAGAATGAGCGGCGAAGCCATTGACGGCACGCGGCGTCTATAGTCATGTCAGAAGTTAACATGACGTCGACGTTTTCTAAGTCGAGCTGCAGTGCTGTTTCAAGTTCAGCGTAACTACGCATGAATGTATCTCCAGTAAATCTGGATCACGCATTGAAACTCAAATCACACTCCCGCCAAAGGACGCGGGTGCAGCAATTGAGTGCATGACCCAGCCAACCAAACTTCGGAAATAAGGGCTTCGCCTTCGCGATTTACCCTTACATCACACCACTAACTGCGGAATCCCCGAGAGCAGCACTAAGCTGCCAGAGGGCCCCGATGTGGGCGGCGATTGCCGCACGCACGTTAGCGTTGTCTGCAGTGTCCGCGCCCGCTGGGATGTCAAAAGTAGTACTGACATTCATCAGCGAGAACGGTTGGCCGGCGAGAGGCGTCACACCCTTGCGGGTGATAGCCTTCCACTGGTTCTTGGGCACACTGGCCAGAAGGCCAGTAACAGGGTTAATCTGACCGAGAGCTTTGAAAGCTTTC